GTGCCTAACTGAATGGTTTCGGGGCGTGGCTCCTAGTTTCGGGGTAGGCGATGCGATTGCGTCGCCACGAACCCGACTACAGGAGCCTCCCTCGTGGACAAGATCAAGGCATTGCTCGAAGAGTTGGCTGGCGTTGTCGCCGAGATGGAGGCGATGACCGAGGACGCCCCCGAGGGTGAGGCTCCCGCCGAGCCGATGACCGAAGAGCAAGAGGCGTCGCTCCGGTCGCTCGAAGTTCGGGCCGACAAGTTGAAGGAGCGGATCGAGTTCCTGACCCGCGTGCAGGCCAAGGAGCTTGAGCTCCGCAGCGTTCTGGAGCGTGCCGCTCCCGCCAAGAAGATCGAAGCCACCGTTGAGGAGACTGCCGTGGAGAGTCGCAAGGCCCCCGTGTTCGCGATCCCGAAGTCGAGCCGTCCCCTTCGCGGCTTCAAGAGCGAAGAGCGTGCCTACCGTGCTGGCATGGCGATCCGTGCCGGTCTGCTCAATGACGAGGAGGCTCGTCGGTGGTGTGCCGATCACGGCGTTCAGAGCCGTGCCCAGGCGGGCGGGATCAACTCGCTCGGCGGCGTCCTGACCAACGACGAACTCTCGACCGAGATCATCCGGCTCGTCGAGGAGTTCGGTGCCTATCCGGCGAACGCCCGCAACGTGACGATGAACAGCGACACGCTGTTGATCGCCCGTCGCACCGGCGGTCTGTCGGCTCGCCCGATCGGTGAGAACGCCGCTCCGACCACGAGCGACGTGACCTTCGACAACGTGCAACTCGTCGCGAAGATCTGGGGCGTGGACAACCGCGTGCCGATGTCGCTGATCGAGGACTCGGTTATCAATCTCGCCGATGCGATGGCGGTCGAGGTGGCCCAGGCTTACGCCGAAGCCTTCGACAACTCCGGGTTCATCGGAACCGGAAGCGGCTCGCTCTACCACGGCACCGTGGGCGTGGCGGTCGCGATCAACGACGGCACGCACTCGGCGAGCGTGGTGACGGCTGACACCGGCAACAACACCTTCGGCGGTGGCACGAGCGGTCTCGACCTCTCGGACTACACGAACGTGGTCGCTCGGCTGCCCCTGTACGCTCGGCGGAATGCCAAGTGGTACATCAGCCCCGCTGGCTACGGTTCCTCGATGCTGCGGCTCATGATGGCTGCGAGCGGCAACAATCAGGCCGACGTGGCTGGCGGTGCGAACCTGTCCTTCCTGGGCTTCCCGGTGGTGCTCGTGCATCCCCTGGAGAGCCGCCTGACCGGCACCGCGAATCAGATCGCTTGCCTGTTCGGCGACCTCTCGCAGGCTTGCACGATGGGCACCCGGCGGGAGATCAGCGTCAAGACCGACGCGTCTCGCTTCGTGGAGTTTGACCAGCTTTTGACCTTTGCCACAGCGCGTGTGGCGATGGTCGCCCACGACCTGGGCGACACCAGCAAGGCTGGCCCGCTCGTCGCTCTCAAGTTCGCCTCGTGAACCCTCTGACCCTCTAGGAGACTCTGATCCGTGAACTACCTCGAAGCATCCAAGACGGTCGTGGGTTCCACCGTGACCTCGGCCGCCGGAACGGCGACCCTGACCATCGACCGCCTCGGCTACGACTACGTGTCGATCGACGTTGCGGTGGCTGTCAGCACGACCCCGGCGAACACTGCCGCGTCGATCCTCAATGTCCTGACGCTCTCGCAGGGCGACACGAACACGGCGGGTGCCTCGGTCTACACCGTGGCCGCCCCTGCCGCGAGCGTGGCCGTGACGAACCAGCCCAGCGTGGTTCGGCTCGATGTCGATCTGCGTGGAAAGGGCCGCTACGTGAAGGTCGACGCTACCCCCGCGACCAGCCTTGCCACCACGATCGTGGCTCGGCTCGGCAAGGGCGAGATCGGCCCCGAGTCGGCTTCCGCCAAGGGCGTGCTCGCGAAGTACAGCGGCTGATCGCTTGACAGCCTCGACACAGTGGATGGCGGGTGCGGCATGAGCCGTGCCCGCCATCTCTGTTTGAGGGCTTCATGATCGTCAAGGTCGGCGGTACGGATGTCGATGTTCGGATCGAGTGCGTGATGAGTGGCCCGCGATTCGGCCCGCTCTCGAATGTCTTCGGCTGGGCTCAAGCCCTCATGCCACTCGGCATCCGCCCGACGCTCGGGCAGGGTGCTCTGTGGGGTCAGGTGTTGTCCCGGTGCCTCTCCCAGTTCGTTGACCAAACCGAGTACATCCTTTGCACCGACATGGATTCGTTTTGGGACAAGAAGACGGTCGAGGAACTGGTCGCGATCGCGATGGCTTTTCAGTGCGACGCCCTCGCCCCGCTGCAAGTGAAACGGGAGGACGGTCGCCCGATGTTCACGTTGCCCGGCACGCTCGACAAGCCGCCCGAGGGCGGGTCTACCGAACTGCCGATGAGCTGGTTCGCCGAGCCTGTGCAGGAAGTCGATAGTGCTCACTTCGGCTGCACGCTGATTTCGACCAAGGCGTTGAAGCGAACGCCGAAGCCTTGGTTCCAAGACATCCCGAATGCTGACGGGGACTACGAATCGGGAAGAACTGACGCCGACATTCACTTTTGGAAACAGTTCCGAGCCGGCGGGAACCGCGTCTACATCTCCCCCCGGATCGCGATCGGTCACGGCGAGTGGGTCTCGGTCTGGCCGGGCAAGGATCTCCAGAAGCCCGTGTTTCAATACGTCGGCGACTACACCGCGAACGGTAAGCCCAAAACTGCATGGAGTGCCCCCGGATCATGAAAATAAGACTGACGCAGAACTACTCGACCTACACCGTCGGCCGGGTGGTCGATTGCGAGGGCGACACAGCGGAGCGGCTCATTCGCGACGGCATCGCCGTGCGGGAGCCGCAGATGGATTTGATCGAGACGGCGACGGCCGAGCCCGAGGTCGAGCGGGCTGACGCACGACCGCGACGCGGCAGGAAACCGAATGCGATACCGCAGTCTCAAGACTCTGACGCAACCGGCGGTTGAGCCGGTCACGCTCGCGGAAGCGAAGGCACATTGCCGGGTCGATACCGACACCGACGATGCTCTGATCGCTGCCTACCTCAAGGCGGCTCGCGAGTGGTGCGAGGCGTACTGTGACGAGACGTTCGTTCATACGCAGTACCGGATGACCCTCGACTCGTTCCCCGTGGAGATCGAGTTGCCCCGCCCGCCGATGGCGACCAGCGGCACGGTGACGGCGGTCAGCATCACCTACACGCTGGAGAACCAGAGCACCGCGACGCTCTCGACTGCCGAGTACCGGGTCGATCGTGACAGCGTGCCGGGTGTGCTCCGCACGAACTACAACGGCTCCTGGCCCTCGCATCTGCTGGACTACAACGCGGTTGCGGTGACGTGGCACGCCGGGCGTGACGGCACCGGGGCGAGCGTGCCGCAGCGGGTGAAGAACGCGATCCTCTGGCTCGTGGGCATGTGGTACGAGCGTCGCATGGCGGCTGACGCGGTGAGCCTGTCGGAGATTCCGTTCGGCGTGAAGGCGTTGCTTGATTCGGCGAAGTGGGGGAGCTACCGATGAGCAGCGTTCGCGGAACGATCTCGGTCGATGTGGCGTTCACTGACGCCACGACCGTGAGCGGGGCACAGTCGCTGAAGACGCTCGTGCTGCGGGATGCGACCGAGTACACGACGGGCAAGGTTGCGATTGTGACGGGGACGGTAGGGACGGCAGCGGTCGCGATCTCTATTCAGCCCAGTGCGTACAAAGACGCCAGCGGAAACTTGGTGTCGTTTAGTAGCGTGGAAAGAGTTGTGTTCCTTTCGAGCGGAAACTGCTTGGTAGAGGAAACCGATACGCAATCGCAAGTCGCAAGATCGATCGGCCGGGTAAGTGTTTGCGATTGCGAGCCATCGGCTCAGCAAAACTTTAATATCGCCCCACAGTATTCCGCCGGCACCGCCTCCTACACGCTGGTGCTGTATGGCACTTGACCCTGGCAAACTCCGCGAGCGGGTGACGATCCAGCAGGCGACCGAGCGACGCAACTCGCTCGGTGAGACCACGCTGGAGTGGGCGACGTTTGCCGAGCGTTGGGCGAGCGTCGAAGGGCTCTCGTCTCGCGAGGTGCTGCTCTTGGGGCAGCAGCAGACCGAAGGCACGCACCGGGTGCGGCTGCGGTACGTGACGGGGCTCGTGCAGACGATGCGGCTCCTGTGGCGTGGTCGGGTGCTGGAGGTCACGACGCTGCTCGAACACGCGAACCGCAGCGAGCACGAGTTGCTCTGCACGGAGAGGGTGGAGTGATGGCACTAGGACGCATTGAACTCTCGGCCGAGCTTGCCGGTTTGGGGCAACTCCAGAAGGACATCGGGCAAGTGTTCGGCAGGCAGCGGTCGGTCGTGATCCTGCGGGCCGCGTTGCAGAAGGCGATGCTTCCGGCAGAGTTGGCTCTCAAGGAAACGACCCCGCTCGGGCCGACGGGCAACCTGCGGCGAGCGATCAAGACGAAGTACGTGGTCTATCGCGATGACGGCGTTGCTGTCGCCCTGCTTGGCTTTCGCCGGGCGGCGAGGGCTGATTCGGAGAGTGCAGCCGGCGGCAGCGTGCGAAAGGGGCCAGACCGCGCGCGACACCAATACTGGCTAGAAGAAGGCACCGACGCGCGGACGATCAGCAAGCCTGCCGACAAGCCCTACACGCGAAAGTCGCACAAGCGAACCACGAAGTCGGGCACGGTGACGCAAGTGCAGACGCACCCCGTCGCGAGGCAAGGTGGCTACATCGCATCGAGCTTCAACAGGCTTGGCAAGTTCACGATGGAGAAGCCTACGAAGGGCGAGCGGAGCCGAGTGCAAACAAAGCCGGGCTACCCAGGAGCGTTTTTTCGGAAGAGCAAAACCCCGATCACGATCCCTGCGATGCCGGCGGGCGGCAGCACCGGGCAACCCCCGCTGAAGACTGCCTGGGATCGCACGCAGGCGACCGTCGCCGAGATCCTTCAGCGGGAGCTGCGGCTGTCACTGGAGCAAGCGATCAGCACGCTCTCGCAATCCGTCACGGGGGCTATCGACTAATGAGCGTCAAATCCCCCGAACGTCTCATCGGCGATGCCCTGGTCGCCGCCCCCGCCGTCGCGGAGATCGTGGGCGACCGGGTGTACCCCGTCATCGCCCCTGCCTCGGCGGCGATCCCGTTCGTCACTTGGCGGCGGCAGGCGGTGCAGCGGGAAGCCACCCTATCCGGCCCGTCTGGGATCGCGACCGTGACGCTGGCCGTGGACATGTACGCCACGACCTATGAGGGAGTAAGGGAACTCGCCGACCGCTGCCGGGTGGTACTGGATGGTTTCAACGGTGCCTTGGGAAACTGGATTTCAGTCAGGAACGTGTCGCTGCTCAGTGAGAGCGACGGGTTCGTGCAGTTGGCCGGCGGCGAGTTGCCCGCCGTCTACAGCGTGACGCAGACCTACACCATTCTCTGGCAGGAGATCTAGCCCGTGTCATTCTCGACCCCGCACGATA